TCTGACTCATAGGTAACCGTAAGAGAAGGTTCTTTTAAGTCTACTGAATAATGGCTTGTACTGTTGGATGTATCTGTAAAATCATATCTTACATTGATGTCATAATCAGTTTGAGTATTTCTAGATACAGAAAGAGTGTCAGAACCAGGTTCATAAGCACCGCAATTAATACTGCCACAACCTTCAGTACTATACACACGTGTTTGTGTTGTTGTCCCACCATCTGCTCCAGTTATTGTTACTGTTGAAGTAACTGTAGAATCATAATCATTCCAGTGCCAATATTTAAAAGAATGATTCGATGTAAAACCATCTTGTAATTGTGGTTCGGTTAGACTACCATCATCTTTTAAACTTACATCATCAGATTTAATATATGTATTATTAACAGCAGCAACAGTACCGTTACCATGCCTTAAAGTAGCAGTACCAGACCAACCTGTAGAAAAATCTTGACTAAGTAAATTACTTGTTGTCGTTTCTTCTGCTGAAGTTGTAAGGGTTAGCATTATCAGCAAAATTATTGACGCTATATATTGCATAAGCAGCAACTCCTATAAAAATTATTAACCATATCATTTTTTCCTCCTACACATATAATGTTTTGATGGTTCGTAGTTCCATTTTTTACCGTGATGACCTCTTATATCTGCATACCACATTCTTAATTTAACTATTAATTTCAGTACAGGTCTAGGCATTATCTAACCTTTTTTAAATTTTTAAGTTCTTCTTTAGCAGCTTCCTTATCTGCTTTTTCAAATTCTTTTGTCATCTGAGCTTCTTCTTCAATTTTTTTCTTTTCAGCTAAAGCTGCTTCTTTAGCTAGTTTTTTTTCTTTTTTCTCTCTAGCCTTCATACGTTTAACATATAAATCATAATCAGGTCTTTCATGATCATATTTAGACCATAGCGCCAAAGCTTTTTTACCAATACGTCCATCGATTGGACAAGGCGTACCCGCTTGAATCATTGATTCAAATACACGCTCATCTTGGCAGAGAATAGCAACGGCTGCTACCTTCATACCAAAGTCATTTAAAATTCTTGCTAGTTTTAATCTTTCACAATTTTCATCAATCACATGTTTACCACCGGATAAACCTATCCCAAATGTTTGTATTCCTGCGGAAACTCCAACAGCGCATACATCTTGTGTCATAGAATTATAAGATGGTGCCGCCGCCGAGGGTGGTGCAGATCTTATATCTGAATTTGTTGTGTTATTAGTTGTAGAGGTAGATTCGGAACCTGATTCATATGTAGTTGTTGATTCTGAAGTGTAACCACCTTCAATTGCGGTGTTGGAACCACTAACGTTTGTTTGGGTAGAGTCTGCTTGAGCAGGTCTTACACAAAAAGCTAGGACCAACATCATTATTATTAATGCGCCTGTCACATAATAGTTCATAAATTTCTCCATGTTTACTGACAGCTTTCACATTCCCCCGTGTCATCTATTACAAGACCACCATTACTTTCATATGTTGAGTCGTGGGCTCTATCTTGTTGATTTTTACATTCACAGCTTTTACATGCACAGGAGCCATATTCATCTGCGTGTAAGTCTCCGTCGCAGTGGCAATTGTGATGACAATTTTTACATTTAGTCATTTTTTTCCTCAATATTGTAGAAGAACTTGTCGGTATCTTCTGTTTTCCATTTATTTTTATCTTCAACATTCCAATCTGAAGTTTGTACCTTCCAATCCCATGGAACTTCATCCTTCACTGTAAAGGAAGGTATATTCCATATTATTCGATTGTTTGGTTGAGCTGCATAGTTGCCGTTTTCTAATGCAAGTATGTGTGCGCACTTATGTTCGTGCGAAATTTCAGAATGATCTGTATCAACTATATTACTCTCTGGATGGGCCCAGTCAACAGTAAAAAGATATTTTCCTTCACGCCATTTCTTGTCTTTACCCCAATATTTCCCTGCTTGACCGTCTAGGATGTCGAAAGAAGTAACAGTAGGATAGTAACTAAAACAATTCCATAGCTGAAGTTCATCCAACCTACATTTAGGAACTTCTTTTGGTTTGAAACCTGGCTGAATAAAGGCGCTAATTGGTAGTCGATAAAAGACCGCCCCTTGTTCCATAATTGCATGAAACAAGATGGGACGTCCAGTAATAGATGCCAAACCAAATATAATACAATCTTCAACTTCTCCATGATGATCTTTAAGATCATAGAGATATTCTCTCCTGATCTGCGAGTAAGTCGCAGGTGTATTGACATTCAAGTAAGCCATTTATCATATAAATTATTTAGTAGCTAAATGTACTATTATAATGATAGCAACTATAACTACAGCTGTAGCTTTTTTATTGCCTATTGCTAAGTTCCATATTTTCTTAGCATATTGTTTTACATTTTCCATAGTTTTCCTCCGGTTAATCGTAAATATCCCCCCAATTTTCTCCAGACTCATAGTCTACTTTATTGGGGACGTGCAACTTAACAGCTTTTTCCATAATCTCAATGATTTTTTTATGTTGGTCACTGCCTTTTTCTACAGAAATATCTAACTCATCATGGATCTGTATGTGTGGTATAATTTTTTCTTCATATAGATCTAGCATTGCTTTTTTTGTCATATCAGCAGCTGATCCTTGGATTAATTTATTTAAAGCTTTGTATGTAAATGCTCTTCTGATTCTAGGTCTAAGTTTTTCTATCTCTTTCTCTACTTCTTCTTCGGTTATCTCCTTTAATTCGAGTTTGTATTCATTTCTCTTCTTTACTTCTTCAGCTTGTTTGGACAGAGATTCTGATTCTGCCTCTGCTTTTGTCATAGCCGGTGTGAGTACTCCGGGGTTGTATTCGTTTACTTCCCAACTATTGAAACGACATTTTCTTCCAAGTAAGGTTGTAATATAACCATTTCTTTGTGAGTCTCTTGAAGTATTATTCATTAGATCTTTTACAAAAGGTACACGACTATGGTATTTTTCAAATAATTTTTCTGCTTCTTCTTTGGTACTTAAGCCTAGCTCTGCCTGAAGTTTAGCTTTACCCATTCCATAAAATAATCCTAAGTTAATTGTTTTAGCTTGAATTCTTTCTATACCAGCCATGTCTGCCACAGTTTGGTGGAAGTCTACATCATCATTGTTAAATCTATTTACTATGTCTTTAACTTCTTCATCTTCTCTAAGTTTAGGACTCGCTGCTGCGTAGTGAACTACTAATCTTGGTTCTTGTTGTGAGTAGTCAAAGCATCCCCATGTATGATTTCTCTCTGGTAAAAATAATGATCTAATCATTGGCCCTAAATCCTTGTTCCTCGCTGGGACCTGCTGGAGATTTGGATTCGAATATGAAAATCTTCCGGTAACTGTACCTCCTTTTTCACCTCTTACTGGATTTATATCTGCGTGTATTCTACCTTTGTATTGGTATTTAATAATTGTATCTATAAATGTTGTATGAGCCTTGTTTATTTCTCTAGCTTTTGCTATATCTTGAACCAATGGGTGCTTGTGCACCTGTAAAAAATTTTTAGTAAAGGAAGGTGCTTGTGTTTTTGCAGTTCTGTTATAAGGCAGGGAAAGTTTGTCAAAGACTTTACCAATCGATCTTGCTGCCCATATTTGAACATCTTCTCCTGTTTCTTTTTTTACTTTCAGGAGTAATTGCTCTTCTTTTCTTGACAGTTTGGTTTTTAATACGTGCGCACGTTCCACGTCTACTCGGACGCCCTTAACTTTCATATCAATTAAACATGGAAACAATCTAGTTTCCAAATCAAATACTTCAGTTAAATTATCTTTTCTAATTTCTAATGATAGATGTTTGAATAATTTTAAAGTTAACTCAGCATCTTTTTCTGCATATGTACCCACAAACATAGCTGGTAATTTATACATTTCAGCTTTAGGATCTATTCCTTTAGCTGCTTGGAGTAATACACTTTCATCTTTAACTTCTCCTAAAAGATCATAACAAAGACTGTTTAAAGAATAAGAAAATCTATTCTCATTTACTAAAGCTGCCATAACCATTGTATCAATAATGTGTCCATTTACATTGATATTGTATGCTTTTAGCCAACACATATCATACATAGCGTTGTGAAATAATTTTGTTGATGGAAGATTACAAATTTCTTGAAGCCAATCTAAAACTTTTTGTTTAGGTAAGTTTCCTTCCCTATGGGCAATTGGAAAATATCCGGACCACCCATCAACAGCTACTGCCACTCCAATTATTTCACCTTCATTTACTAAAGCTCCGGAGCCTTTTGATTTTAAATTAGGATCTTTTGTCTCTAAGTCGATTGCTATATACTTATGCTCTTTTAAATCTGGGAAAGTTTCTGGACATACCCATTCTGTGGCTGCATTAAACATCATACTGCATAGAAGCTATATTTAAGTGTTAGCTCTTCTCCTTTTTTGATATCTTTAATTGTAAATAAGTTCCATTGTTTGTAATTATGGTTTTTAGTATTAGTTACTAAAGTGGGAGTTTTAACACAATTTGGGTTCTCCGAATGATTAATAAATCCTCCAAGAGGAGTTCGAATAATTTTTTCTTCTAATTTTATATGAGTTATTCCTAAATTTTCTCGCGCAGGAATATTTTGTTTAGCAAATAATCCTTGCCCATTAATGTTTGAAGATCGAATTATTAAATTGTCCGGCAGTGGTTTATATATCATCTGAATAATCCCTTTCAATAATCATTTCTAAAAAATGTATGGCTTTCAATATGTCTTCCTTTTTTCCTTTCAGCTTGTGCCTACAGATATATTTTATAGCGCATCCTTCTGGAAAAAGCAATTCATTTTCTATTACAAATTTACTTGGTTGAATTTTAAATTTTTGATAGTGTGATCCCCCGTGTTGTTTGTCCCAAACTTTATTCATATTCCGTATACCAAATAAAGTTTAATTCCAAAATAAAATGTCATCATAGACAATAAAACAAGTTCGCTTGAAATAGTGTGCATTATATTATTGGATATCCTATGTTGTAAAAGTTAGTTTGTGTACTTTGCATAATGTATAAATTTTGTCTTGCTCTTGTTACTCCGACAAAATATAATCTATGAAATTTATCTGGATCTTTATCTGCTTCTCTTGATAAAAAATTATTTTCATCTTCAGTTCCAAAATCTATATATAAGATAACATTTTTACATTCTCTTCCTTTAGCACCATGAATTGTAGATAGTTCTATTTTTGAATCTGTAGTAAGATCATCGCCATTTTTTAATAAAAGTTTTATGTAACTTCTTTGCTCATCCGACATATGAAGTTGCTCCCAGCTGCCCGCTACTAGCAGCCCGTGCTCTTTTTGGAGTTCTTCAAGTGTAACAGTATCTACTGTATCCAATAATTTTCCTTCTCCAAAGCTATGTTTTACTTGCTTTTTTCTAAAATAATTTTTTATTACGTATTTAGCTTCTTCCCCTGAAACACTTGCACCTGAATTTAATCGAGTCCATATTCCATATGCATCAAGTAGACCGGATGGTAATAGCTCATCTTGTCCACCTTTAAACCTTAGATTTAAATTATTTAAATGTTGCGCAGGTTCTTTTAACTGTGCGTTTGTTTGAGCTAGTATCATCCATTCATTTTTTTTAAAATCAAAATCAGTTAATAAACAATTTTCTTTATAAGTTCCTTCCTCGTCTCTCGCTTCCCAAGGCTTGTCCAATCGTTCATTTATTTGTTTTAAAATTTCTAAAGCTTTAGCATGTATTTTTCTTGGTACTCTGTATGACTTTATTTGATTATCAAAAACAAATGATTCTTCATTATTGTTTTTTAAACTTATGAATACACTGGGATCTGCTCCTTGAAAATCATAAATTGTTTGATCGTCGTCCCCCGCAATGTAAGATCGTTTACATTGTTTTTCAATGTGAAAAAACATATCCCATTGCAAAGGACTTAGATCTTGGGCTTCGTCAAGGAAGACGGCATCGAGAGCAAGACGC